CATCAAGCACGCAGTCCTCGACTACTCCCAAGTCTCGCCGCTCGAACAGAAGAACGGCCTCACCACCACGCCCGGATCCCGCGACGTCTCCATCACCTCCCTCTTCCCCCGCGTTCGCGTCGTCGCCGTCGAGTGGCCCACCGCCGCCTACCCACCCAACTTCGTTCCCTTCTCCCTCTGGAACAGCATCATCACGCTCGACCTGATCAGCCCACCAGGAGGCGCCGAAGCCATCCAGGTGTACTGGCACAAAGCCCACACCATCAACGGCGGCGCAACCTTCGACCCCAACCACGACGACATCATCGCCACCGGCGCCGCAGGCTACGCAGCGCTCGACACCGCCTCATTCGCCACCGACCGCATCAACGTCGGCGGCGACAACGTCTGGGGCAAGTACCAGGAGTTCGGCGAACAGCGCCTCGCCCAGTTCCGCAAGATGCTGCTTGACCTCCCTGCCGCGAAACAGCTTCGCACCGGCCAGCTCTACACGCCGGCAGCCGCCCGGCTCCGCTCACAGACCACCGACCCCGGACCCGTCTAACACCATGCGCAGCATCAGCGCCGCGCTCCAAGCAAAGCAGGTCGCCGCCAGCGGCATCCCCACCGTCGCCATCGCAGTACACGAGTTCACCCGTGGCGTGCGCCGCTTCCAATTCACCCAAACCCTGTCCGACGGCTCGCCCGACGACAAGCACGACGCCGCAGGCGACGCCAACTACCTGCACCAAGCCCGGGTTCGCGCTGGCCGCGTGCAGTACCGCCGGACCGGCGCCGCGTTCGCCGACCTAGGCGGCGGCACCGACTCCAACGAAGTCGCCATCCACACCATCAACAACACGCGCGTCATCGTCGTCTACAACCGGACAACGTCGATCATGTTCCGCGAGAGCACCGACCAGGGCGCCAACTTCGGCGTCGAGACGACGATCGTCACCGGCGTCCCCACCACGGCCGGCATCGCCGTCCAGTACAAAACCACCGGCGGCGACCTGTGCGTCGTCTACGAGCAAAGCAACGCCCTCCGCCGCATCAGACGGACGTCCGGAACCTTCGGCTCGACCGCCGCGTGGTCGAACAGCATGACCAGCATTAACTCCGTCGGCATGGTCTTCGCTGGCGACTTCCACGTCGTCCTCACCGGCGTCAAGACCGACGCCCGTGCTGCCGTACTCACCGTGACCCTCGGCGACGGCTTCGCACAAACACTCGACACATGGTCGGCGCTCCTCAACCTCATCACGGCGGAGACCGACAGCGGCATTACGTTCCAGGCCGCAAAACTGAACGTACTCGACACGCACCGCCTGCTCTACGTGGAGAAGCGCGCCAGCGCGCCCGCCTACACGCGCACCTACTTCACCTGGTTCAGCGCCACCCACGTGTTCGCCGCGAACGCCTGGGTGGAGCCCATCCCGCTCCAAAACACCACCGCGTTCGGCTACAGCATCACGACCACCGGCACCGGCGCCAGCGCAAAGGCCACACTCGCGCGCCCCGCCCAGGTACTCGAAGCCAACCTCACCGCGCCAGCGCCCACGGTCCTCACGCCCGACCTACTCGAAGCGCAGTGGTCGGAGTCCCTCCGCAACCACAAAGGCCGCTTCGTCTTCGACAACAACGACGGGCGTTACAAGGACGTCCCCGCCCTCATCGCCGTCGGCCACGAGCTACGCGTCACCATCGGATACGACGCCGAAAGCTCTACCGGTCCCCGCGAGACCATCGTCAGCTGGGAACACGGCCACAAAGGCGCCGACAGCACCTTCGTCATCAACACGCGCGGCGCCGACCTTTGGCTCGACAACGCCCGGCCCCGCACTTCGCGCGCATTCTCAGGCCTCACCATCGGACAGCTGATCCAAGACGTGCTCGGCAGGGCAGGCCTCGAACTCGTCGACATCGGCGGTAGCTCGCGAATCACCACCTTCATCCTCGAGTGGGCGCTCCACCCACACCAAAGCGCAGGCGCCAACCTCACCGAGCTCTTAAGCCTCGTCCCCGACATCATCCGCCACACCGCAGAGTTCGCCTACCTCTTCGAACCCCTCGCCTCCGACACTCCCAACTACGACTACACCACCCAAGGCCACACCATCTACACCAGCAAACTCCGCCGCGAACTGCGCATCAGCGTCGCCGAAATCATCAACGCCGACGCGCTCGGCCAGGCGTTCGACTTCACCGAACAGGCACAAAACTCTCCCATCCAGGACCGCCGCCTCGACCCTCATACGGCAGTCGTCGCCGACCTCGACGGACACGCTGCAGCCCGCCTCCGCAAAGCCATCCTCGACCAAGACCACGGCCTCATCGTCACGCCCCCGCACTGCGGCCTCGAAGCCGGGGACGTCATCGCCTTCGACGACGCCGTCGCCGCCACCGGCGAAATCAAACGCCGCGTCCGGCAACTCGACTTCACCTTCAGGCGCGGGCGCCGCGGCAAGCCACCGAAATTCGAGCAGACAGTCCACCTCGGAGGCGTCTGATGGCCGCATCCATCCACCCCGGCATCCTCAAGGCGTTTGACAGCGGCACCTACAAGGCCCGCGTGCACCTCACCGGCTCCATCCACATGTCGCTTTCCGGCGTTCCCACGAACCGGGGCATCGCCTCCGGCGACATGGTTGTGGGAAGACGCGTAAGCGTTGTACTATTTGACGAGACCAAAGCCGACGACGCCGTCGTCACCGCGGTCTATACGCCATGAGACCCACCTGGCCAGCGCCACCGGACCCCGCACTCGCGCTCGACTGCATCCTGCTCGCGCTCGCGCTCATCGCCTACGCCGTCGCGATGTTCTGGGGCCTCTGATGCCCGACCGACCACGCACCATCGACCTCGGCTACACCAAGCTCGTCGACGTCCGCCACCTCCTCCCCGCGCAGCCACCGGGCGCAGTCGCCACCCCGCTCGACATCGTCAACACGTTCGAAGCCCACCACGACGGCGTCCTCCAACTTCCAGGCGATCACGACTACAACGGCACTACGCTCGACGAAGACATCGAACGCTTGCAGGCCATCCACGCGCACGCCATCGCGCAAGGCTGGGGCAGCTTCCCCTACCACTTCGACGCGTCGCCCAACGGCCGCACGTTCTACACACTCGACATCCGCTACCGCGGCTCACACGCCAAAGCGCGCAACAGCCAGGGACGAGCCGTCGTCCTCAACGGCGACTTCACCCACAGCAGGCCACTCACCCGCCAGCTCTGCGCAGCCGGCCTCGCGCTCGCACTCCTGCGCCTCACCATCGGCGTCCACCCCGTGAAAGCCCACACCCAGCTACCATCGCCCGCCGGAGACACCGAATGCCCGGGCCGCTTCTGGCGCCAATGGAAGCCAGCCCTCATCACCTTCCAAAAGTTACACCACCACAAGCTACTTGACCACCGCCACACCATCCGTGCTAACATGGGCCTGCAACTACCACAGGAGGTATAGGATGCCGGACATCGACGACACCGAACTCGCAAACCTCCGAGCGAAAGCCGAAGCCGCCGACAGCTCCGCCGCCGCCCTCGAACAAACACAGCAGCTTCTCACAGCGGCAACCGAAACCAACCTCGCAGCCACGAACGACTTCCTCGAACAGGCCCGCGCTGCCAACCCCGACATCCCTGCCGACGCGATCGCCGGCGACACCATCGCCGCGATCAAGGCGTCCACCACCGCCGCACGCCAAATCGCCGACGCCGTGAAGGCGTCCAGCGCGACGACCACACCCACACCCACCCCGATCACATCGCAGGCCGCCGCGCCACCGCGCACCCCCGCCGCCGTACCCGAAGGCACGCGCGGCGCCGACCGCATCCGCTTCGCCCTCAACAACGCAAAGGAGTAACCACCGATGCCCCTCACGCTCGCCGAAGCCGACAAGTACTCGACCAACCAAGTCGCCATCGGCGTCGCGGAGCAGGCGATCGACGCCAACCCGCTCCTCGGCCTCCTGCCGTGGGTCCCCGTCCGCGGCAACGCCTACCAGTACCAACGGCAAACCGGCATCTCCGCGCCCACCTTCGAAGCGCCAAACGCCGTCATCACAGAAGGTGTCCCCACCACCACACAGGTCATCACCCCCCTCAAAATCCTGATCGGCGACGCCGACATCGATAAGTTCCTGGCCATCACCCGCTCCAAAGACCAGGACATCATCGCTGAAGTCCTCGCCCTCAAAGCCGCTGACTTCGCCGACAAGCTCGGCGACGCCTTCGTCTACGGCAGCATCGACGCCGACGCAGACGAATTCGACGGCATCCACGAAATCATCGCCGACGACCTCACCGCACAGACCGTCAACATCAGCGCCGACGCAACACCCGACCCCTCTTCGTTCACCTTCCTCGATCAGATGATCGACCTCATCCGCCCCCGTCCCGACGTCCTGCTCGCCAGCCGCCGCAGCATTCGCGGCATCCGCAAGCTCGCGCGCGCCCAGGGCTGGGACCTCGCGCTCTCGACACCCGGCGGCATCAACCGGCCGGTCATGATGTACAGCGACATCCCCCTCCTGCCCTGCGACTTCATCACCGACACAGAACTGCTCACCGCCGGTGGCCTGTTCTCGGCCAAGACCGGCGGCACCGCGTCCTCAATCTTCGGCCTGCGACTCGCCGAAGAAGCCTTCCACGGCATCAGCGCCGACGACCCGAACGCCCAGGACGACCTCGAACGCATCATCCAGATCGAACAAGTCGGCACGCTCGAAACGAAAGACGCCAACCGGTGGCGCGTCAAGGCCTACTGCTCCCTCGTCGCCCGACAAGCGCAATGCGTCGCGCAGCTCACAGGCATCAGCTCCGGCGACTGGACGAACTAACATGCCCGGCGGCGTCTACTGCCCCAACTGCCAGACGAAGGTGATCCTCGAACAAGACGGCGTCTCTTGCTCCAACTGCGGCGCGGAACTAGTCCGCCCACTCAACTCCCCGAAGCCGCGAGCCGCACCGAAGCCGCCAACGCCCACGCCGGACGTCGCCACCCAAAACGCCAGCAGCACCAAGTACACCCCGCCCACCATCTACTAACAGGAGGCCGCAGCACATGGCCGTCGCCACCCTACCGGCCCAGCTGCGCAACCGCGACCGCGCCCGCCTCGACGCGTACAAGAAACACCTCGACTTTTACAACGGCAAGCAGTGGCCCACCGCCCAGCGCCTGCGCAACCCGCGCCGCCTCACGTTCAACTACGCCCGGCCCATCGTCCACAAGACCACCGCCGCGCTCATGGCCGGCCGCACGGTTCTTGTCGAACCCGACGACGACTCCGACGCAACCACGGCCCGCGCCGCCGAAGCAGAACTCGCCATCAACCAGGTCTGGGACCAGAACGCCGCACCCGCGCTCGACTTCGACACCGAGCTCGACTGCGCCGTGCTCGGCGACGCAGCCTACAAGGTCTGGTGGTCCGACACCGAACACCGCGTCCGCATCAGCGCGCCCGACCCCGCGAACATCTTCAAGTGGACATGGCCCGACGACCCCTCACGCGCCTGGCGCATCGCCAACCGCTACACGCTCAACGCCGCCGACGCCGAGCCCCTCTTCCCCGGCGCCACCGTCAAGGCGTCGAACACCATCATCGAAGCCTGGACGCTCGACACCTACGAACGCTGGCTCAACGACACCATGCTCGAAACGCGCAAGAACCCCTACCCGTTTATCCCGTTCGTCATCTTCCCCAACGTGCGCGACCCGCAACAGGTTTGGGGCACCTCCGACCTCGCATCACTGCTCGACACCTTCACCGAGCTGAACCGCGAACTCTCGCAGCTCTCGCTCATCATGGAGGTCAGCGGCAACCCCATCGCCGTCCTCGAAGGCATGGACGAAGCGCAAGACATCGCCGTCACGCCCGGCGCGGTGTGGGAGATCCCGAAGGACACCAAAGCCTACCTGCTCGACCTGCTCGCAGGCGGCGGCGTGCGCCTGCACAGCGACTACCTCGCCGCGCTCTACCGCACCATGTACGACCTCGCCGAGACCCCACGATCCGCCTTCGGCGACAACACACGCGACCTCTCCGGCGTCGCCCTCGAGCTCGAGCTCGACCCGCTCCTCAAAAAGGTCGAACGCAAGCGCATCATCCGCACCCAGGCCTACACCGACCGCAACACCATGATTCTCTCGCTCCTCGACCAGTTCACCGGCACCGCCTTCGGCGCCGTCAACCACACCATCCATTGGGGCAGCGTCCTCCCCACCGACCGCGACCGCGAAGTGACAAACGAGCTCGCCGCCGTCGCCGCAGGCGTCCACTCACGGCGCTTCGCAGCCGACGCGCTCGGCGGCGTCGACAACGCCGACGCCCAGTTCAACCAATGGCTCGACGAACAGCGCGCCATCGCCAACACCTCGCCCCAGTGACAACCAACGGCACCGGCATCCCACCCCTCCGCTCCTACCAACTCCCACCCGCACAAGCCATCTTCAACTCACTGCGCCACGGCCTCGGCCTCACCTTCACCCTCGAAATGGCGCGCCAGTCCGGCAAGAACCAGACCAGCGCCTACATCGAAGCCGCCGTCCTCCTCCACCAGGGCGCACCCCACCTCACCACCACGCCCACCCCCATCAACTGCATCAAGGTCGCCCCCACCCTCGACCCGCAGGTAAAGCTCTCGCGCGACCGCCTCCGCGGCATCCTCCGCGCCGGCAACGTCCCGCACACCGTCGAAGACGGCCACATCATCCGCGTCGACAACGCCCGCGCCACTTTCCTCAGCGCCGAACCCTCCGCCAACATCGTCGGCCACACCGCACACCCGCTGCTTGAAATCGACGAAGCGCAAGACGTCGACATCGACAAGTACGACAAGGAAATCAAACCCTTCGCCGCCGCCAACAACGCCACCACCGTCCTCTACGGCACGCCCTGGTCCGAGCTCGACCTACTCGGACGCGAACGCGCAGCCGCGCGACGCGCGCAACACCTCGACGGCATCCAGCGCTCGTTCATCGTGCCCTGGACCATCGTCTCCACCCACCTCCCCACCTACCGCACCTACGTCGAAGCCGAACGCACTCGCCTTGGCCCCACCCATCCCATGTTCACCACGCAATACGAAATGCAGCAGCTCCCCGGCAAGGGCCGCCTCTTCAGCGCCACCGTTCTCGAACAGCTGCGCGGCGGCTGGCCTCGGCGCGACACGCGCCCGCCCACCGCTCGCATCGTCGCCGGTCTCGACATTGCCGGCGGCGACGACGACCGGCCCGAAGCCCACGATCGGACCGTACTCACCTTCGCCGCTGTCACCCACCCAGCAAAGGCCGAGCCCGTCCCGCAAAACCACGTCGCCGTCCTGCAGGCGCTCTCGTGGCAAGGCACCGACCACGCCACCCTCATCCCCCAACTCCTCTCAATCATCAACGACGTCTGGCGCCCGGACACGCTCACGGTCGACGCCACCGGCATCGGCGAAACCACCGCAGCCCTACTCGCGCGCGGCGTACATCAACGCACGACCATCAACGCCCTCAAGTTCACGCGCCCCACCAAATCGCTACTCGGCTTCGACCTCCAGCAAGCCGCCATCACCGGCCACCTCAAACTCTTCGAACTCGACCAAGCCGACGCCGCGTCACGCACGCTCTGGAGCGAACTCCGCCTCGCACGCGCCGACTACTTCCCCGGCGCAGCAGGCTTCATCAACTTCTACGTCGACCCAAGCGAGGGCCACGACGACTACCTCATCTCCCTGGCCCTGGCGAACCACGCCGCCCAGCAGCACGAACACCGCGTCGCCCGCGGCCGCTGACCACCGCCCTCGGCGGCTCTCGCCGCCCAACGGCCAGGCTCATCGACCACCCGCCGCACCACACCGCCGCGCCCTTCGCTCCGGCCATAGTCTACTCGGCGTCACACCCGTCGCTCGGCGCCTCACGGCGCGCGGCAGCGTCGGTCGGCTCACCCACCACCACGCGCCCTTTTCGCGCGCCCGTAGCCCGCTTTCAAGCGCGCTCATCGCCACGGAACGACTGAACCACACCAGATACCCTTCGTTCCCGTCCTTTTCGCTCCCTGCGCCCCAGGCTTCGCTCGCTCACTAGCGGTAGCGCGCCCACTGGTCGCGCCTCACTTTTCCCGCCCTTCGGGGGTCCGGCCACACGCCCGGGCACAGGGCTAATTTTACGCGGCCTTCCGCCCCGCTTCGCCGCGCTTCGGGCACGCGCGCGCTGCACGCCGTCCGGCGTTACGACGACGCGCTCGCATGAACCGGCCCTGTCGCCCGCGCGCTCGCCGTCCCCTCCTGGGGGCGGGGGTTGTAAATCCAGAAAGGGGTCACCACCATGGTCATCACCTGCACATGCGCAGTCTGTCTTCGGGCCTGTGCCCACTGTCGGGGTTCCGGCTGCGTCCTCTGCCTTCCGCTCTCCCGCTGCACCGGCTGCGGCTCCCTCTCGCCATACCTGTCAGCAAACGGCGGCGTCTGTTCCGTCTGTCGGCTCCTGGCCGGCCTCCCCCTCACGGTGGCGGCGGCACGTCGGGCGGCATAGCATGGCGTCGGCGTTCTTCCGTCCGTGCGCCTGCTGTCGCCGCTTCGCCGTGCCGCTCGCGTCGCTCCGCCGCTGGTGCGCACCCTGCTTCGCTGGCGTCTCAGTCGCTGGCCTCGCCGTCGGGCCGTGTCGCGTCGGTCGCCCTTGCGTCGCGGTCGGCGCGCTCCGCCACCGTGAGGGGGAGGCCCACCAACTCAGCTTAGCGCTCACAGAAAGGAGGTTGAAATCGAAGCGGGCAGCGTTGCCATGTACGTCTCGACGTTCGCCGCCATCATCATCACCGCAGCGGTCCTAAAGCTCACAGGAGGAGTCAACACCAATGAACAACCACGAAGCACAGGCAATGATCACCAGCGCCCTCATCCACCTCGGCACCTACGTCCGGTCCAAGAAGGCCCTCGAAGCCTGCAAGAGCGAACTCGAAGAATATCTCGACTCAGAGAAGCTCGACGAGCTCGAGGGTTCGACCGCCGGGACCGGCGCGCGGTTCGTCCAGCGCAACAACCGGACACTGAACGTTGAGCAGATGAACGACGACCTGACCGTGTCGCTCGCTCGCTCCGGCGTCCTCGTGCCCTCCATGGGAAAATTCGACGAGCTCCCGGACCAGCAACGGGCCCTGCTCAAGCAGTACGTCGTGCCCGCAGCCGGCACCCGCTACGTCGACCTGTTCCGGCCGTCATGGGGACAGACCGCGCAGACAAAGAAGGAGACGGCGCGCGCGGCGAACACCGCGCCGCCGCCACCCACCCCACTCCGCCCTGAGCCCGTAGCCCAAGCGCCAGCCGCTGCCACGGCCCTGAACATCGACCACACCAAGTGTCCCGTTCACGGTAGGGCCAAAAAGTCGAAGCACCACTCCGGCCTGTACTGCCCGGAGAAGATCGGCGAAGGGGTCTACTGCGACTGGTCGACGAAAAAGGCGTCTTGACCTAAACGCTCAAACCGGCGAACGCCCGGCAAACCGCCGGGCGTTTTCCCCTCACGGAAGACGCTTCGCTCGAGGCCTTCCCTCGTTTTTTTTATTGGCATATTTCCAGGCACATCAGCCCCCCAGGCCGCCCCCCAGGCCGCCCCGACCCTTCCCCCGCAGCGCAAATCGATAACGGAAATCAGCGCCGCGGCGCACCTCACGCTCCGCGCCCGAGACCTCCCGGAACCGTCGCAGCCGCCCACGCATCGACCCGGCCACCCTGCCGCGCACGGCCCACCGCCGACCGGCCACCACGCCCAGGTAGAAGCCCATCAGACCGCAAGACACCCACGCAGCCAGCACGCTCCACAACAACGGCAGGTCAGGCCACCAGCCGCCGCTCATCCCGCCCGCCGCTTCGCGCCCGTCGGCTCGAACTTCACATCGACTGTCTCTCCGTCGAACTCGGCAAGGTGCAGCCACGACAACGCTTCGATGCCCTCTTCGTCCAACGCAAGCCGCAACGTCACCGTCCCGAACGCCATGCCGTCCTTGTTCTTCGGCTTCGTCTTCGTGCCCGCTACAAACACCACCCGGAGCAGACAACTACCGCTGATCGCCACCTTCGACCTCCAATCCCATCGACAACTGCACACCCCCGCGCGGCTTCCCAAACGGCAGCGCGGCAGCCCTCCAGCCCTTGCGGAACAAAGCCCCAGCCAAGCACACCTCAAAATGATTCCTCCCGGTCGCCACCTCGTACGGCCGCTTCTTCCCAGACGGCAACCTCTCAAACCGAATCTCAGCGCCACACCCACGACACCTAACCGGGCGCTGCATACTCACCAGACAGCTCCTCGCAGTTCGAACAGAGACCGACGCCAAGACCAAGCTCACGCCACAACCACACGCAGCCCGCCGCGCACGCGCGCCGGTCCGTACAACCACACCCGAGGCACCAACACTCAGCAGGCGCAACGAACGGATCGGGCGCCCGACGCGTCGAAGCCACCAACCGCCCCTCACGCGTCAGCCCGCGCATCACCCCACGTCCTCCAACAACCTCAGCTGCAGCCCATCACCCACACCCGAAACCGGCGAGAACTTCGCATGTTCACGCGCAAGACGCCGCTTCGCCGCCTGCACGTAGCGCTCGGTCGTCTGGATCCGCCGATGCCCGAGCATCTCTTTGACGAACATCAACTCACCGCCCGCCTCTACGAACGCAACGCCGAACGAGTGACGCAGCATGTGCGGCCCACCAGAAAGCCCGGCGCGCTTCAACGCTCGCCGCACGACCTTTTGCAAACCGCCCACGGTTAACGGCCCACGCCGCCCAATGAACACGTTGGCGCCGTCGCCCACAGCCTGCAGGGCACGCTGCGTCTCCGCGGTCACCGGCACCCGCCGTTCGCCCGTCTTACCACTGAGACGAACGAAGCCCTCACCAACGTCGCGCTGGCGCAGACCGCACAGCTCACCAACGCGCGCGCCCGTGTCAACCAGCAACCGCAGCGCCGCGTAGTCACGGCCGTAACGCTTGTTCACGTCCAGCGCCCACAGCATCTCCCGCACCTCAAGAATCACCGGCTCACGCACCCGAAGCGGCACCCGCCCCACGCCGAGCATGGCATCACGCACCCCGTAGCGTCGCACCGCGAAGGCGTACAACATCCGCAGGCTGCGCCAGACGTTCCGCCGCGTCACATCGCTCAGCTCCGGGGGCCCAGGGCGCCGCCGCTTCACCCTCGAAAGCACGAGCTCGATCTCCTCAGCTCCAGCCGGCAGCCGGCTCCACGTCCGAACAAGAAAGCCCAGGTGGTACCGAAGCCACTCGCGGTAGCTGCACGACCCACCCAACGCCATCCGGCTCGTGATAAACGCCTCGACAACCTCGGCGCTCAACGGCCGCTGCTTTCGCCCCCTAGCCATACTTCTAACCTCGACCCCCAGCAGCGGAAGCCGCAACACGTCCCCACCTCGAACACACACGACAGAAGGGCACCACCACAGTCTTCCGTAAGAACGGCTCCGAACAATGCACCTGCGTCACGACACCACAGACAGCAGTTCCGTACACCAGCGTCCGCCCCGCGTGCCGCGAACCCTCGGGGAACACCTCGCTCTGCACGCTCGCCACCAGGTGCTGCTGCTGACCGCGCGCGCTCGTCATCCCGTAACGACAGAGGTCTCCCGAACTAGACATCGTACACCTCACGCAGCGCATTCACCTGCCGGTTCAGCATACGTGCTGGCGACAGCACCTCCGGCCGCCACAAACGGACAACACGGTCATCCGGCACCCCACCACCGAACTCCCAACCGAAAAACGTCAACTCTTGAAGCACCTGTAACACCAACGCAGGCCCATGCCGCCGCACGAAGATCGCCCCACCGTAGAACCTCTCCACGTACGCAGGAAGCGGACCAACAACACCATTCAGCGCATGCTCCGCGCTAACCGGCACGCAGCGCTCAAGCCAACGAACCAGACGCGCCTCCGTCGCCGTCAGCGGCGGCGCGCGCCACCGTCGCGGCTGCGCGCGATCTGACGGATTGATCTGACGGAGAGATCGAAGGAAAGATCGATCTCTCTTTCCATCACTCAGATCAGCTCGTTCAGATCGCGCGCGCGCGCCAGGAATGGCACGAACGAGCGGCGGCTGATGACCGTCCGGTAGCCGGCGGGCGGGCTCAGGCATGCTGCCTCCTTCAAAACCGCTACACCAGGTCTAGCGGTTCAAACAATAGAGCAGCCGCATACCCATGTCAACACCCCCACAGCCAAAAAAAGTTGCCTCGGGCTCCTGACCGTCAATCAAGAACCCAAACATCCGGGCCAATGACTGGGGGTCAGGAGGTCGCTGGTTCGAATCCAGTCGCCCCGACCACTTCAAAGAACAGCACGACCGTGCTACCATGTCGGCAGACCCCCGCCGGTTCCCACCGAAGGCTCTGCCTCCGGCACCGGGTCTAGCACCCGGCGGGTCCTGCGCAGGGGGTCGGTCCAGGCCAACACCCGGGCCGCCCCCTCAACAAACCAAATGAACAGACCACACCTACACCGCGCCATCATCCTCTTCGAGCTCACCGCAATCGCCGCACTGGGCGCCACCTACGTCCTCCTCCGAACCATCCTATAGAACGCGTCACGTCAAACACGCCAGCGTGATAGACTACACGCATGGCTCGCAAGCCGTCGCAGATGATGAGGTCGGCCATCGAGCGGCAGGACTGGGACACCGCCGCCCTCCTCACCATCACCGGCACGCTCGACTACCTACACGAACTGCGTGAGCACGCGCCGGAGCCACGCCGGTCGCCCCAGGAGCTCGGCCGCCTCCTCATCGACGCCCTGCGCAACGCACAGCAGCAACCGATCGCCATCCCGACGAGGTCCTAACCCGTGGCGCGTCGGAAGCCCGGAGCGCAGCCCGGCAATCGCAACGCCTTCAAACACGGCTACTACGCGGAAGGGCTCGGCACCGCCGGACGAAAATTTCTCCGTCGGGCCGTAGACCTCGAGCCCCACCAACTCGCTCACGAAATCGCCGTCACCCGCGCCCGCGCGATGGAGCTGGTCAGCAACGAGCCCGAGAACCTCGCTATCTTCCTCGCGTTCATGCGCACGATCACCCGCATGGTCGCCATCAACTACGGCCTCTCGAAGGAAGAGACCGAGCAGCTGCACACCAGCGTCGCTGACATGGTCAACGACCTGATGGCCGACCGCGAAGGAGCCGCCTAACGTGGAGACCTGCCAGAACTTCTTCACCAACGCACAGGTGCAAATCATCAGCAACGCCCTCACCGTCGGCGTCACCGCCGCAGTCACGCTCGGCCTCGCCTACTGCGCACGCATCCTCAACGGCTGGCTCCGGTGGCGCCGATGATTCGCAAGGAACGCCCCGCCGACCGCAGCCGCCTCAACGAACTGCTACCCGGCATCCCCGTGAACCGCCACGCGCTCCACGTCATCGTCGACACAGACGCACGCGGCACGACGAAGGGCGCCGCCACGCTGCTGCTACCCGACGCCGGCGACACGGTCCACATGGGCGCCGTCGCTACCGACCCGCCCGACTGGCGGCTCGCGCAAGACCTGGTCGCCGCGTGCATCAACGAATCGCTCGCGCGCGGCTTCACGAAAGGCGACATGGAGATCCACGACCGCCGCCTGCTCGACCTCATCACAAAAGACTTCAAAGGCGACGTGCAGGACGTCGGCTACAACCAGCTCACCGGCGAAGTCGGCCACTGGCTCTTCGTCGTCGACCTCGCCGACGCGCAACGCCAGATGCAGCAGCGCCCGCCGCCATGAGCATCGTCCAAATCACCGCCGCGATCGACTCGTTCAACGAAGGCATCGGCGCATCGAAAGACACGAACTTCGGCGGCCTCCCCTACGTCTACCACCGCGTCACGTACCTCGGCGGGGGCAAAAGCGCCTGGGGCCGCGCGATCGCGAACTTCGACCTCAATGTCATCAATCCAAAGACCATCAACGCGGCCTCCCTGCACCGCAACATCTTCACTATCACCAACCCGGGCGGCGTACAGGGCGTCATCATGCGCTGCACCCGCCCCCACCAATGGACGGAGCTCGGCGTTACCCACCACAAGTACGACGGCATCACGTTCTGGAACGTCTTCGGCGGCGACGTGGACGAAGTCGGGCCGCCCGCCAAAGTAACCTTCACCGAAGCCACGGCCACGGGGTG